TTAAAAGAAAAATATTATATTATAGATTATGAAAACTAAATACGAACCAAGTAGAAAACTAACTAAAGCTGATGGTACTATAGCTTGGGTTTGGGAAAATAAACTACATAATTGGGAAGGTCCAGCATTGATTCCTGAAGGCGATAATCGTAAACGTGAATATCATCTTCATGGTATTCAGTATACAGAAGATGGTTGGAAAGAAGCTCGTCGTAACCGTGAAGGGTTACCATGGTTTAAAACTAGCTTAGGTCAAGCAGGTCAAAACAGACATTAAAAATAAATATTAATAATATGAAAATAGGTTTATGTGGAACTCAATCAGTTGGAAAAACAACTCTCGTCAGTGCTTTAATGTCTTTGCCTGAGTTTGAAGGTTATAATTTTGCTACTGAGCGTTCTAAGTATTTACGTGATTTAGGTATTCCATTGAATACAGATTCTACATTGAAAGGTCAATTTGTATTTTTAGCTGAACGTTGTGCTGAATTAATGAATGAAAATCTTATTACAGATAGAACTGTAATTGATGTAATGGCATTTACTAAAGCAGCTAAATCAATTGATTATTATGATGCTGAGGCGTTTTGTGATGCTGCTTATAAGTTAATTCCAGAATATGATTACATATTTTATGTATCGCCTGAAGGCGTAGAGATGGAAGATAATGGGGTTAGAGAAACTGATTTAAAATATAGAGAAACTATTGATAGTATTATTAAATTAATATTGTATAGGAGTAATCATAAAATTAAACATTTTACTGAACTATCAGGTACAACTGAGGAACGTATTGCAAAAATGACAGAGACAATTTTTGGTTAATATTTATAATCATGAAAAAATCTGAATTAAAAGCAGAAATTAAAGAATACATTGTAGAAATTTTATCTGAAATAGATGAAGCAACTTATGTTGGAGCAGGAGCTGTAGTAGATATGCAAAAAGATCCTAATTATTCTAAAGTAAAAGATAAACCAGCAGCAATTAATACCCTAAAACAAGGTGAAAGCGTTACTTTAGAGGAAGAAGATGAAGATAGAGAACCTACTAAAGCAGAATTAGAAAAGGAAAAAGTTAAAACCGTTTCTAAGTTTAAAATTCCTAACGATCAGTTTGATGACTTTAAATCCAAACTTAAAACTTTAGTTACTAAAGTAAAAGACATGGAAAAAGGAATTGAAAAAGATAAAAAAATGGCTGCCTTAAAACAATTTATTAAAAAACCAGAATTAGTTAAAGCGTTTAAAGAAAGAGACGTTAAAATTGATACTGGGGATTTAATTGGATAATATGAAACCTATAATCAGTTTTGGATTAGGTGCTTTAATAGCTACTTTAATTGTTCTTTTTGCTTTACCATCTCATAAAAAATTCCAAGCCGAATTAGATAGATTACATGCTCAAAACGATTCACTATACAGTGCAATAGATTCTACCTCAGCTAAGATTAAGCAGTTAGATTCTATGGCTTGTGTTTTAGGAAATATGGTAAATGAGAATAAAAAAAAATTAGGAAATTTAAATAAAAAAGCAAATGAATTTAAAGAAAAATATAATAAAGAACATAACCGCATCATTGCTATGTCTAATGCTGATGCTGCCCTTGAGTTCTCAAACTCTTTTAAATGATTCAACCTGCTGTGTACCTTGTATTGCTTTAAAAAAGGCATTAGTAGTTAAAACAGAAAGAAATTATTTAAAGGATCAATTAGGAGTTACTCGTGATTCTATTGTTATCTTAGATAAGATTGTATTTAATCAAGACAGTATTATTAAAATTAAAGATGCTCAAATTGCTTTATATGTTAAAAACGAAGGTGATTATAAGCAATTAATTGAAAACAAAGATAAAGAGGTTACACTATACAAAAACGAATACAAAACAGCCCTTAAGCGAAGAAATTTAGGTTACATTAGTGGAATCCTTGGCATTATATCGGGCTTATTAATAGCCCTATGAGTCAAGATTTAAAACAAATAATAAGGGAAGAATATATCCGTTGTTCCCAAGATCCGGCTCACTTTATGAAAAAATATTGTAATATTCAACACCCACAAAGGGGTCGAGTAATATTCAATCTATACCCTTTCCAGGAAAAAACATTACGTTTATTTAGAGATAATCCATATTCAATTGTATTAAAATCTCGTCAGTTAGGTATTTCAACATTAGCGGCTGGTTATTCTTTATGGTTAATGTTATTCCAAAAGGATAAAAACGTGTTGTGTATTGCTACAAAGCAGGAAACAGCTAAAAACATGGTTACAAAGGTTAAGTTTATGTTTGATAACTTACCTTCATGGCTTAAAATACCAGCAGACGAACATAACAAATTAACATTAAGATTAAATAACGGTTCTCAAATTAAAGCCACTTCAGCATCAAGTGATGCGGGTCGTTCAGAAGCCGTTTCTTTGTTGATTGTCGATGAGGCAGCTTTCATTGAACAAATTGGTGAAATTTGGGCTTCAGCTCAACAAACATTAGCAACGGGTGGTGGTGCTATTGTATTATCAACTCCCTTTGGAACAGGTAACTGGTTCCATAAAACATGGGTTTCAGCAGAAAATGCTGAAAACGACTTTTTACCTATTAAATTACCTTGGTACGTTCACCCTGAAAGAGATGAAAACTGGAGAAGACGTCAAGATGAATTATTAGGAGATCCTAGATTAGCAGCACAAGAGTGTGATTGTGATTTTAGTACATCAGGTGATGTAGTATTTTATAACGAGTGGTTAGAATTTATCACTCAAACAACAATAAAAGATCCTCTCGAAAGGAGAGGCGCTGACCAGAACTTTTGGGTATGGGAACCAGCAGACTATACAAGAGATTATATGGTAGTAGCTGACGTAGCTAGAGGTGATGGTAAAGATTTTTCAACTTGTCACGTAATTGATATTGCAACTAACGTGCAAGTTGCTGAATATAGAGGACAATTACCTACTAAAGAATTTGGATATTTTCTAGTAGGAGTTGCCACAGAATATAATCAAGCATTATTAGTAATTGAAAATGCCTCTATTGGGTGGGCCACTATTGATGCTGTAATTGAACGAGGTTATCGTAACCTATACCAATCACCTAAATCAGACCAATTCACAGCAGAGTCGTATTTAAAGACATATGAGGGTTCATCCGATATGACCCCTGGATTCACAATGTCAATGCGTACTAGACCGTTAATTGTCAATAAATTTCGCGAATTTGTTGGTGACCGTTCTGTAACAATTCGTTCAAGACGTTTAGTTGAGGAAATGAAAGTGTTTGTATGGAAAAATGGTAGACCTGAGGCCCAAACAGGCTATAATGATGATTTAGTTATGCCTTTTGGTATTGCTATGTATTTAAGAGATACGTCTTTAAAATTTCAACAACAAGGTCATGATATGACTCGCGCTACACTAGGCAATATGAGTAAGACTTCGTATATTGGCGCTTATAATCCAAACCAAGTAAAAAATCCATACCTATTAGAAACAGATAAAGGGATGGAGGACATTAGTTGGATTTTGTAAATATTTATAGTATATAATAAAACATAAAAATGGCTGATAAAAGTTTATTTACCCGATTACAACGACTGTTTTCAACAGACGTTATCATTAGAAATCAGGGTAACAGTGAATTAAAAGTAATGGATGTTGACTCAATTCAACGTTCAGGAGATGTAGCAACTAATTCGCTAGTAGATAGATACAATCGTCTATACTCCCCCGCAGCCTCCTCTTTATTAGGAGCTCAAATCAATATAAACTGGCAGTACTTACGTACTATGGTTTATTCGGATTATGATAACATGGACTATGATGCTATTGTTGCTTCTGCTCTTGATATTGTTGCCGATGAATCTACTCTTAAAAATGATATGGGTGAGGTGCTTCATATTAAAAGTAGTAACGAGGATGTTCAACAAATTCTTTACAACTTGTTCTATGATGTATTAAACATTGAGTTTAATTTATGGTCTTGGATTCGCCAAATGTGTAAGTACGGTGACTTTTTCCTTAAAATGGAAATTGCTGAAAAATACGGTGTTTATAATGTTATTCCTTATACAGCATACCATATTGAAAGACAAGAAAATTACGACCACGAACATCCAAATGCTGTAAGATTTAGATACTCACCAGAAGGTATTTACGCTGGTGGTTCAGGTTATTATGGTACTCCTACTTTAGGTTCTTTTCAAGAAAACCAACCAGGTATTTATTTTGATAATTATGAAATGGCTCACTTTAGATTGTTAACTGATGTTAACTATTTACCTTATGGCCGTTCATATCTGGAACCAGCTCGTCGTATCTTCAAACAGTACGTTTTGATGGAGGATGCTATGTTAATTCATAGAATCTCACGTTCACCAGATCGTCGTATATTCTACATTAACGTTGGTTCTATTCCTCCAAACGAGGTAGAAAACTTCATGCAGAAAACTATTTCTACTATGAAGCGTACTCCATTAATGGATAACCAAACAGGTGAGTACAACTTAAAGTACAACATGCAAAACTTATTGGAAGATTTTTACATCCCAATGAGAGGTAATGATACTACTACTAAGATTGAAACCGCTCCTGGTTTACAGTATGATGGTATTCAAGACGTTACATACTTACGTGATAAATTGTTTGCCGCTCTTAAAGTACCTAAAGCATTCATGGGTTACGATAAGGATTTGAGTGGTAAAGCTACGTTAGCAGCAGAGGATATTAGATTTGCTCGTACAATTGATCGTATCCAGCGTATTACATTATCTGAATTATATAAAATTGCTTTAGTACACTTATATTCTCAAGGTTATACAGGTGAGGAATTAACTAATTTTGAGTTAGATTTGACTACACCTTCTATTATTTACGATCAGGAAAAAATTGCGTTATTAACTCAAAAGGTAGATTTAGCTCAAAAGATTATGGAAGCTAAATTATTACCTACAGATTGGATTTATGATAACGTGTTCCACTTTAGCCAAGATGAGTTTGATGAGTATAGA